AAAAAGTATTTTTTATTTTTTTCATCAGCATACAAAATAGTTTTTCAATTATATAATTTTAAAAATAGAATAGAAAGTAAAAATACAGAGTATTATGTTGAAGAGGATGAAAATAATAAATTATTAATAGAAAAAGTATTGAAAAAAGATAATTTTAATGAATGGTTTAACAAAGAATTTGAAAAATTAAATATTAAAGAAAATGATAATGGTTATGAAGAATGGTTAAAATCAGAAGAAAATATGGATTATAGAACTACAACAAAAAATAATATGGAAAGAGATATTTATGAAAAAAAGAAGGAGTTAAGAAGTATAGTAAAGAGAGAAGAAATAAAAAGTATTCAAGAATTACAGGATAATAATATATTAGGTTTGAATGAAGTTGAAGAATATTCTTCTGATATTTTTGGTAATTTTCGTTATGAGGATTTAAAAAAAGCACATATTGAAACTGTTATACCAGTGACAGAAGAAGATATTGATGAGAAAAATATATTTAATAATTTAGAACAATTAAATAGACATAGAAATAGTCAAAATTTGATACCTCTTTCTCTCAAGCAAGCAAATGATTATTTGTATGATATTAAAAATAACGATGAAGAAATTAATATAAATAGAGCTTACAATTTAGCTTTAGAAAATGAAAAAAATAACAAACTGAATAATGAATGGTGGAAAAATTTACGTCAAATAAAATAAATATTTATTATATATGACAGAAATAGATGATTTGCCAGATTATCAAGAAGATGAAGAACCAATGGAAAAAAAGTACAAATTAGATGTTATAAAAGACCTGAAATTTTGCCACATTATATAATAGTTGGACATGGTCAAGTAAGATCATATGCTACATTTCAAAATAATTATAATGCTACAATTAATTATTATTGTACTAGAGGGAATGTAATGTTGGGATTTATTCATCATCGAGAATTTTTGATTGATCAAATAAATAAAATGTGTAATAAAAATATTATATCAAAAGAAAGATTGAAATATGGAGAAGAAATAGATAATACAGAATTTTCTGCTACTAATGAAATAGAAGAGGGATTATTTGGTATTTATATATGTGATAACTTAGATGCTCCAATATATAGATTTCTATTAGGAAGAACTTATACTTTAGAAGAGTTATTACGTATTATTAAAAATTATACAATTAATTATTATAATACAGATTATTTTGAAGTATCTATACTTGGTTGTAGACCGATTGATGAAAATCCATACATAGAACCAAAAGAAATACACACTGAGAGATTAACTGGAAGTAAAAGAAAATACTCACAAATTGGAACCGGTAAAAAAAAAAGTAAGAAAAAAAAATACAAAAAATCAAAAAAATCTAAAAATTTAAAGAGAGAATATAAAACAAAAAGAAAATATAAAAAATCTAAAAGAAAATATAAGTAAATAATATATATGAATAATTATTACTATGTATTATTTATTGTAATTTTTTTATTTATAAATATTTACTATCATAAATTATTAAATAATGAAAATAACAGTGAAATGAAAAAACATATTGAATATGTTAACAAATATTTAATAAATAATGATAATTTAGAAAATTCGAAACCTCTATTATGGATATATGTTGAAAATAGCAATAATGTAATTCCAAGTAAAAACCAAAGAAGATGGTTAAATTTTGGTTCTAGAAATACAAATGATTTAAATATGCCATTCCAAAATCTTACAATTAATAGTATAATAAATAAATGTAAAAATGATTTTAATATTATTATAGTTAATGACGATTCCTTTAAAAATATTATTCCAAATTGGAATATTGATTTAAATAAAGTTGCATTACCGATTAAATATCACTTACGCAATTTAGCACTAATGAATACTCTTTATTATTATGGTGGATTATTAGTTCCGTCATCATTTGTTTGTTTTAAATCATTATATGAATTATATTACAGTTCATTATGTAAAAGTGACATGTTTTCATTTGAGTTTGTAAATAGAACATCTAATGCGAATGAAAGTAAATTTATTATGCAACCAAACTTTATTGGTTGTAAACAAGAATCCGAAAATATGAAAAAATATATAAATTATTTAACTATATTAAATTCGAAAGATTTTGTAGCAGAGCAAGATTTTCTTGGAACAGCGAATTTATGGTTAGAAAATAATAATATAATGAAAATCGATGGATTATATATTGGAACAAAAGACGCTAATGGGAAAATGGTTATAGTTGATGAATTAATAAATAATACATATTTAGATATTCATCAAAACTCATATGGATTATATATTCCATGGTATGATATAGTTAATAGAATTAACTTTCAATGGTTTGCTCGTCTGAATGAAAAACAAGTTCTTGAAAGTGAAACAAATATAGGTAAATATATATTATTATCTGGTCATGGATATATATGATATATTATATCATAAGAAGATTTTGAATAAATTATTTTTGATGCAAAGTTAATATTATTTATTTTACACAGCTGCCTAATTATAGTAATTAATTTTGAATAACTATCAACATTTTCAGTGTATTTACGTTTAGATTTATGATAATAGTCTTTTACATCATAAATAAAATCATCGACTATATTTAAAAAAATAGCTCGTTTATAATATGATTTATTAATCAAATAATAATTATTATTATAGTAAGCAAATTTATCTATAAAATTTATTAAAGAATTTTTTGGATATACCTTTTTAAATATTTGCGAACTCATCTATCTATTACTATATAGAGACAAAATATATTATTCTAATATATTTATAATAATTTCTTTATTAAAAAAAGCTAGCTCTATAGGATCTTCGTGAACATTATAAAAGATTGAAATATATTTACATAATATTTTATTAATTAAAATTTTTTTTTTATTATTTAATATATTAGAATACTTAATATAAATAAAATATTCGTCAAAAATATCCATTAATGTATAACCAATATTATAAAAATTATAAAGTATTTTTAATGATTGATTAAAATTATTTTGCATACACAATTTAGTATAATTTTCCAATGAATAATATGATATACTTGAACATAATATATACAAATTTTCTTCAGTTATTGATTCATTATATAATTTAATTTTTTCTAAATAATTAATTATATTTCTAATAGAATAATTACTTATTTGATATAACTTTTCTTTGATAGAATCTTCTAAATTTATTTTTTCTTTAGTTAATATTCTATTAACAATGTTGTCTATTATATTTTTATTAATACACTCAATTTTTAAAATACTTACTCTAGATTTTAAAGTATCGATTATTTTATGAATATTAGAACATGACATAATAACATTAATATTATTACTATATTTATCTATATAATTTCTAAAAACCTGTTGGCATTGTTCATTTATAGTATCAATATCATCTATTACTATTGTTTTTTTCTTATTCGATAAAGATATTGTTTGGCAAAAATTTTTAACTTCATTCCTATAAAAAGTTATACCTTGTTCTTTTAAAGAGTTTATAACTAATATGTCACAAGCAAAAATATTATCTTTATAATATTCTTTCAAAATACATTCTATTAATGACGTCTTTCCAGAACCAGATTCACCTAATAATATAATATTAAGTTCATTTATATTTATGTAACTATTAATAAGTTTTTTTAAATTATTATTTAATAAAAAATCATTTAATATTTTTGGTTTATATTTAAAAATAAAAGGTTCATTCATTATAATATTAGTTAAAATACTATTTAAGTTAATCTATAATATTTAATATAATGGATTACTATAAAATATTAAATATTAGTGAAAATTCATCAGTTGATGAAATTAAAAAATCTTATAGAAAAAAAACGCTTGAATATTACAAAAATAATAACAAAAATACGGAATTGTTAAATGAAGCATATAATTATTTAATATATAATCACAATAAAATGACCACTATTAATAATGATATTATAGATAATATAAATAAAGTAAAAAACCTTGATATAAGTGAAAAAATATATAGCATGAATAATGAAAAAAATAATCAAGAAATACCAGATGATATAATAATTAACAAAAATATTACACTTAAAGAATCATACACTGGATATATGATTCCTATTAATATCCAAAGAAGCAGAATAGTAAATAATAGTAATTATACTGAATATGAAACTATATATATAAATTTACCAAAAGGAATAGATAATAATGAAATTATATTATTAGAAAAAAAAGGTAATATTATAAATAATTTAAAGGGAGATGTTAAAGTTGTAATTAATATAAACGAAACATTTAGTTTTTCAAGAAGTGGTTTAGATTTATATTATCATAAAAATATATCATTAAAACAAGCCTTATGTGGATTCAAATTCAATATACAATTTTTAAATAATGAAAATATTATAATAAATAATGAAAAAGGCAATATAATTCATCCAATGACAACTAAAATTATAAAAAATTTTGGAATGGAACGTGATAATATGAAGGGAAATTTAATAATCATTTTTGATATTTCTTATCCAGATTATATTGATAAAAATAGTGCTAATAAATTCGAAGAAATATTTGATCATTTATAATAGAAATTTTATTTAAATAAATATCTACAACTAACAAAGAGTAGGTTTTTTAACGAGAAAAAATATACAGAATTATATGCTAATAAAAACCAAAAAAATTTAAAAATAATATATTATTTGTTATATTATTTTTATAAATCTAGTTTTTAATATACTTTTTTTTAATATCACCAGAAACTAAATAAATAGAATTTTCCGTGCAAATAATTAATACATCGCCAGATTTTAATAAGTTAACAATAGGACTAGTATATTCTTCTGAATTTTTTACTAATAATTTTTCATCAGAATTTTCTTTTACACCAATAACAACTTTTTTTTCAAGTGAATCCTTCCAATAATCTAACATAATAGGTTTGTCTTCAACAATAGAAAGTTTCGCAATTGAATCCCAAAGAGAAGATGGTGGTAAGCGGAAACTTGTTTTTTCTTCAACCATTTATATTAGTAAAATTCTATAACCTTTAAATACTTATAATTCTAATATTTTAAATAATATATATATATTATATGTCTATTAATAAAAATAATTACAGTATTACTAATAATGATAATTACATACAAACTATGAATTGTAATGTAGAAAATATATTAGATAAATATTTGAGTATTCTAAGTGATTATTTTAAACATTTAGAAGAGAGTAACTTTAATATTTATAATCGGTATTATAGATATATAATAATCAATGGAGTAAATTGTATTAATAATATATTCAAAATATTATTGCTATATACAAATAATATAGATTTAGTTATTTATCACACACAAAAATCTTTTATTTATTACGTTGAATTTATTACACAAATTAGTAATGAAAATAATAATTTTTTACAATTAAATTCTAAAGATGCAACTTTATTTGTATACAAAAAAACTATATTTGAAATAAACAATGATATAAGAAAGGATTTTTCTATTAAAAAAGTTAATAGAGAAATTTTAGATAATATAAATGATTATATAATATTATGTCAAAAAATTACTGATGAATTTATTAATATAAATGATGAAAATATTTATAAAAATCTTCAAACCAAAATATTACCTATACTTAAAAAGTTAATTGAAGTTTTATTTATAAATAATATTGATATTGATTTACATTCTAAAATAGATACAGTAGAAAATATTTTAAATAAATATAATAATACTGAAAATTTCATACTTAATCTTCAAAATGTAATAAAAAAAATTAAAAAGAAAAATTTTATAGTTAATGTAAATTAAGGTGATTCTGGACGATTGAATTCATTCATACGATTGCAATTATAACATCTAATATCAGTATAAGTATTTTGATTTGCCCATTGTTGATTACTATCGCAACAATATTTTTTACATCCCGGATGTATATTAAGTTTACTGTTATTACACATAGCTATTTGACCCGTTAAAGGCCACCCATCATAATTATATCCTCCCTTTTTATTTTTTCTTGTTCTATGTTTTTTTACTTTGTGATTTCTTGTTCTATGTTTTTTTACTTTGTGATTTCTTGTTCTATGTTTTTTTACTTTGTGATTTCTTGTTCTATGTTTTTTTACTTTGTGATTTCTTGTTCTATGTTTTTTTACTGTTTTTTTAAACATATTATAATATAATATAAGATAAAATAATTATTCTAAATTAAGAGTTAACATAAATTATTTTTTTTCTAACTTGTTTCTTTTTTTTTACTAGACTTTCTGTATCGATATTATTTGTAACTATATCTGAATATTCATCTTCTAAAATTTTTTTAACAAAATTATAAATATTATATAAAATCTCTTGATCACATTTACCAACAATTAAAACACTTCCAGTGCGAAATATCATAAATGAAATTTTAAATATATTATCTGAATTATTAGTAATATCTATATTATTAATTTGCCGACCATTATTAGAATCAGTATCTATATCATAATAAAATTCACATTGAATGCCTGGATATGAACATGGATCAAAAGAACTATTTATTTTATATTTATATTTTAAAATATCAAATAATTTTTCTCTATTTATGTAATATCCACAGTTGAAATTAGAATTTATAAGAACTGTTTGTGTTTTTTCTTTTAAACAATATAAATCATCATCAGAAATATATGGTTTTAATATTTGTATTAAGTTATCTAATACAAGCGTTAATAAATCATCATTTTGAATACCCGGAATTTCTAATTTCCCAGTATTAAATACTTTAATATGAACCTCTCTAAAAACATCATTATACAACAGTCTCATTATTAAAACAAAGCAATTATAAAAAGCACTCTTTTTTTTTGTTCTATAACTTACAATATCTTTTTTACATAATCCAATACTTATTTTACGAATATCTTTAAACTTTATTCTACCTTCTGGATTCATAATTTGTGTTATAATATTTTGTTCAACATATTTTAAATTTTCTAAATTTTTTTCAACAATGTCGATATCTTCTTTGTTTGTAAAATTGAACTTCATTTGTTTTTTTATTATTCCAATTTTAGGAATACTATAATCTGTTATTGGAATTTTCCAAAATATTTCATGAAGATTTATTGGAATGGACAAATATGATATTTTTGTTTTTGTTGATATATATAATTCACTTGATTTAGGAATTTTCTTTTCATTATCTATATTATTATTATTAGTAATACTAATATTATCGTTTAATAAAAATTTTTCCCATTCTTCTTCCAAAAGTTCGTCCATTTTAATATAATTATTTTTTTATTTTTAATTATATTTCAATTATTTTCTAATTATATCTTAAAATGAATAATTATTTAAATGAATATAAAGAAACTGTTATACCAAATTCTCTTCCCAATAAAATAGTTAAAAAAAATCAGGGTAAACAAAAAGAAAATAAAAATATAGATGAGTATTTATTACAATTCAACACTTTTAATCCTAGTAAATCTTCTCCTCCTTCAGAATGGAAATCTAGATTAGAAGCTAGAATTAAAAGTTATGAGAATTTACAAGTATTTTTTGATAATTAAATATAAATATGATATTATATAATTAATATTATTATCTAAATTATGTATAATAAATTTGAAGTTATCAATATATTCAATAATATTATCTTTAAAATCAAAAATTATATATGAACAGTAATTTTTTATAATATTTTTTTTATCAATATTATAATTATTACTTATATTATTTAAGTATTTGATAAAATTATTTAAATCATTAGTTTTTGCATATTTTGTTATATTTTCATAATTTTTATTATTTAATATCTTATCATTTTTTTTTGATTGAAGGTGATTTATCATACTTCTAACATCTGATTTATAGTAATTATATAGATTTTCGAAAGTGATATCATTACAATCTAATTTTTCATTATTTTTTATATTATTCAACATGTGTATTACATCTTTTTTTGGTAATTCATTAAATTTTATCCTTATGAATAATGATTGTAAAGCATCATCTATTTTACTTATATAATTACAAATTAAACAAAACCGAATATTATTTTTATTGTCTTCTAATAAATATTTCAATGCTTGTTGTGCATTTTTTGTCATGTAATCTACTTCATCTAATATTACAAACCGCATTCCTTTTATAAAAAGACAATTACTATTCACAAAATTATTTATTTGGTTTCTTATTATATCAATTCCTCTCTCATCTGACGCATTCAAATGTATTATTAGACTTTTATTAACTTCATTATTAATTTCTTGATATTTATTTATTAAATTAATAATAGTTGTTGTTTTTCCAGAACCTGGAGGACCATATAAAAGAAGATTTGGTATATAATTATTTTTTAACATATTTTCAAATATTTGTTTATTATAACTATCGAGAACAATATCATATAAATTTTCTGGTCTATATTTTTCTACCCACGGAATATTATTTTTATTATTTATCATGTAAAATTATTATTCAAATTAAATTTAAATTGATTTCAAATTTAATTAAAAATATAACATTATTTTTATAATAAACTATGGGAACGCTCGAAATTATTATGGGTCCAATGTTTTCAGGTAAAACAGAATTCCTTATCGATAAATATAATACATGTAAAGAAGAAGTAGAACAAAAAAAAATTATTGCTTATAATTATTATAAAGATACGCGCTATGGAGATAATAAAATTGTTTCTCATAATTTTAATCAAATTCCTTGTATTAATATAAAAACATTAACAGAAATATTTGAAGATTATTATTTTTCAACAAGAACACATATTTTTATAAATGAAGCACAATTCTTTCCTGATTTAAAAGAAACTATTATTAAATTAGTCGAAGAATATAATAAAAATATTATTATTTGTGGTTTGGACTCGGATTTTAAGAGAGAAAAATTTGGGGATATGTGGGATCTTATACCGTATTCTGACTATATTGTTAAACTAAAGGGAAAATGTAATGATTGTAATATGCCTTCACTATTTACTTTTAGAATTACAAATGAAGAAGGACAGGAGGTTATTGGTGTTGAAAATTATATACCATTATGTAGAAAATGTTATAATTCAAAATAAATTCTTAGAATTAAGCTTAAAACATTTATTAAAAGTATTTAAATTAATTTTTTTTTATTTAATTAAATATGGATTATATTCATTTACCCGAAAAAAAGAAACGTGGAAGAAAATCAAAAAAAGAACTTGAAATGCAAAAAAATTTACAATTAGAAAAACCTGAAGAAGATAATGAAATTAAACAACCAAAAAAGAGAGGAAGAAAACCTAGAGGTGGAAAAATATTTCCAAAAATTAATACTAATAATTTTGTTAATAATGAAAAAAATAATATTATTTTGCATTTAAAATGTAGTATGTCTGATATTGATAATAAAAATTACGATGCAAATATTCAACATTTTCAATTTAATGAAGCTAAAATTGGAGATTTAAATTATGAAGTAATAAATAAAAAGCAAAATATTACATATTCTAGTAATTATAATACAGATAACAATAATGAATTAGATAATGATGAAAATACTTGCGATAACAATAAAACTATTCATGAAAAGATTGAAGCCTTATCGTATAATTTACATACAAATAATGTATGTGATAAAAAATCTGCTTGTTTTTGGTGTACATATGATTTTGATAATACACCTATATATATTCCAAAATATGAATTAAATAATTCATATAATGTATATGGATGTTTTTGTAGCCCAGAATGCGCTTGTGCTTTTCTTATGAATGATAAAGATATTGATAATGCGTCACGTTTTGAAAGATATCAATTATTAAATAATATTTATTGTAAAATATATAATTATAACAAAAATATTAAACCTGCTCCTAATCCTTATTATACATTAGAAAAATTTTATGGTAATTTAACTATTCAAGAATATAGAAAAACATTAAAGAATGAAAGATTACTTTTAATTGTAGATAAGCCATTAACTAGAATATTACCAGAATTATATGATGAAAACAATGATAATAATTATTTAAATAAAGGATTACAAAACAATTCTATTATGAAAAAAAATACAATTATTTCAAAAACCAATATTTTAAGTGAAAATTTTAATTTAAAATAATTTAATATCAATAAAAATAAATTATTTTATAATTTGGTAAATCTACGCTTTATCTTCTTTTATCTCTGGAACATCTTTTTTTTCAATGCTTTCTAATTTTTTATTTTTCATAGCATTTAATTTATTTTGCATTTTCTGTATATATTCTTCTTTTTTCTTTTCATATTCTTGTTTGGCTCTATAACTTTTACAACCATCATCCATTAACGATCTTATTTCTTTATATATTTTTTGATTAATTGTAACTGAATCATTGTCTTTTTTTTTCTCTATTCCCATTTCATTTTTAATAACAGTCATATAATTATAATTATTTTCTTTTAATTTATCCTTCGCTTCTTCCGAAGATAATTCTGTTTGACGTGTTATCATTAACGCCATTTCTTCTAATACTTTTTCATTTATCATTATATTACTATTTATAATATTTTTTAAATGATATTAAATAGATATATTTAATATAAATAAATATATATGAATAGTAACGAAAATATTCATACGATTTTTTCAAATGTTATGGATAAATGGTCTGAAAATTTTAAAAAAGATATGGAACCTTTATTAAAAATCGTGGATAATATTCATATGAAAAATAATATTATTAATGAAATTTTGAAATCTATGCCCGAATATAAATTTCTTGAAGAATCTAATAAAAAATTAATTAATGAAAATTTAAAACTAAAAAATAAATTAAAAAACAATATTATTTTAGATGATGATTGTAAAGAAGTTGAATTATGTATTCGTGATTATGAATTATTAGAAACTAATAATAATATTCAGTATGTAGATAATCCTGATAATATTATCATTAATAATAATAGCGAAGAAAATGTTCAAGAAGATGAAGAAGAAGGTGAGGAAGAAAAGCAAGATACCCAAGAAGATGAAGAAGAAGATGAAGAAGAAGATGAAGAAGAAGAGCAAGATGTTCAAGATGAATGTAAAGAAAAAGATGATGTTGAAGATGAAGAAGGTAAAGAAAAAGATGATGTTGAAGATGAAGATGAAGATGAAGAAGAAAAGCAAGATACTCAAGAAGATGAAGAAGAAGATGAAGATGAAGAAGATGAGGGTGAAGAAGATGAAGAAGATGAAGAAGATGAGGGTGAAGAAGATGAAGAAGAAGTTTTTCTAGTTGAGATTCAAGGAAAAAATTATTATACTGATAGTGAAAAAAATGGAACTATTTACCAATGTTTAGATGATGAAGATATTGGAGACAAAATAGGAATTTTTGATAAAAATGGAGTAGCTATTTTTGATTAATTATTTATTCTTATATTATAATATATGTTAATTAATAATTTATGTGGTCCAGCATTAATATATTTAGTTTTTTCTTTAACACAAATAATAATAGATATTTTTAAACAATTATATAATACAGCATTTCTTAAATTTATAGTAATGATAATTTTTACAATACTTTTAAATATTTTGTGTGAAAAAGGTTTAGGAATTGTGTCTTGGATGATAGTTTTTGTTCCTTTTATTTTTATGACATTAATAACATCTATATTATTATTTACTTTTGGATTAACACCAACAACAGGTAAAGTAGGAGATTATGAAGTAAAATATTATGAACCAGAAAGACAACCAACATCATATAATAGCGATGACGGTGAATTGTTAAATAATTATTATGAGGAAGTTGGTAAAAATTATAATAAACAGATAGCCAAATATGATAACAAATATAAAGATAAATATTATGATGATAAAAAATCAGAAGAAGATTATGAACAAGATAATTAAAAAAAATTTATAATTTAAAAAGAAAACGTATTTATAATAATATGAATAAAGTAATAATATTATTAAATAATATATATTATTTACTAATAAAATTCTATACATATTTTATATTTTATTCGAATAGATTATATAATAAATTAAAAAAAAATAAAAAAATACAAAATTTAATTTATGTAAAAAGTAACATAGAATTTGATGATAAAAATGTAATTATTGATTATGATTTTATAATTTATAAACATTTATTAGATGATTTACTTACATATAATTTATTTACAAAAAATTATTTTAATAATAATTATGAATTACATAAAAAAATATTTTTATCAAATTATAAACCACAACTTACTGAATATAAATTTATATTAGCAAAACTTTTTTATAATAATAAAGAATATGATATAACAAATATTATAAAAAATAAAAATAATTACTTTTATGTCGAAAATAATAAAATATTTGATAAAATTTTTATGGAATGGTTTTGTAAAAGATTTTTAAATATTCAATATGATTCATCAATGTATATTGAAATTTATGATAATTTAATGAATAAACATCAAATTTATAGTAATAATTATATTATTCTGAGAAAAAATAATTTTGATATTATATAATTCTAATTATATAATAAAATAATATAAATAATATTATAATAATTTATATTATATTGATGGCAAAAAGTATTGAGGATTTACATTACTTAAAAAACAAATGGACTCTTTGGGCTCATTTATCCAATGACACAGATTGGAGTTTAAATAGTTATAAAAGTATAACTACATTTAATACGATTGAGTCTATATTAACTTTATATGAAAATTTGCCAGAAAATATAATTAAATATTGTATGTTATTTATAATGAAAGAAGGTATAACACCTGTGTGGGAAGATGAACAAAATCGTAATGGTGGATGTTTTTCATATAAAATTAATAATAAATTTATTACTAAAATTTGGAAAGATTTATCATATTCATTAATGGGTGAAACAATAACAGAAAATGATAATCTCAATAATTATATTAATGGTATAACTATATCTCCAAAAAAGAATTTTTGTATAATAAAAATTTGGATTTCAAACTGTGATAATACTGATCCAAATATTATAAAAAATATCGATGGGTTATTTCCAAATGAATGTTTCTTTAAAAAACACATTTAATTATTTTGGTAAAGGCGATAAACATAATTTAATTTCACCGAGAGATGCTACATTATATTTTACTACTAATGGTAAATCATTTTCTAAATATATTTCTATTTGACTACATAAATTAGTACATTTAATAAAATATCCTAAATTTTTCAATGAAAATTCTCCTTGGATAATTTTACTATTATCTTGTTTTTGGATAAATTCCATAACTCCATCAGATTCACTTCTAGATATTTCGGCACTTGCAAATTGCCCTTGACATCTGAAAATTAATTCTGAACCAACAGAATTGATTTCTATTTTATCTGAAATACATGATAAGTCTCGAATTATTTTTTGAAAATCACTTGATGGTAAATTCAATACAGAAGCAAATTTTACTTCTGGTAATTCTAATTCTTCTTGATCTGGCTCAATTAATCTTAATTTTTGTGTTTTACATTGTTTAATATCGCCATTTTCAAATTTTAAACCTAGATAATGAACAATACCATCACTATAATCACTATTTTCAATGTAGATTGTTAATGTATCATCGTTATCTATTGTATTAATTAATTTAAATAAATGAAACATATTAACACCTATAACTATTTTTTCACTTTTACATTCAAATAATTCAAAATTTTTAGCATCTAAAGATCGGAAGA